CGGCGTGATGCTTCCTAACTTAAATAAAGGATAACGATCCAAAACTCAGGCATCTCAGGATGAGGTACCTAGATCGTCTTCGACCGGGAAAAGAAAAACCGGCCGGCAAGAATACACGTCTCACAATAACAAGTGTAAACTCCCCCGCAGCAACAAAGCCTGCCGAGGAGTGGGATCGCGGTCGCTCTAGGATTGTCAAACCTACAGCGCGAGGGGGACCTCGGACCGACGGATAGTGAAGTAAGTCTCCACGTTGCCGTAGTCCTTGGAAGAAACCACCTTTGCACCGTCGATGCGACGTACTTGATACCTTGAGCAAAAGCGCGGCGCGCCCGAGTAAGCCACGGGGCTCTTGATGCACTTTCCGACTCCGTACTCACCCATGGCGTGTTGCACCTTGAACAAGGGAGGCAACCCATTTGGATGTGCCGGCATGCTTTCGGCTCGGCAGAAGGTGGGGTTGGCAGCCATGGCCTCGTAGTTCGGCATGGCGTCGAGAACTCCTTGAGTGCAGAAGGTGGCGGAGACGGCGAGTCCCTCGCAATCAAGTCCACTGTAGTAGACTGTCTCTGCAGCGAGACAATACGCGAAAGTGCTGCCCGCAAGCCACTGGGCAATGGGCGTGAACTCGAGGGGAGAACTGCCAAAAGTCCAAGGCCAAGAGGCGCTCTCACGCTCAGATTTCTTCCCACCTTCGGCGACCGTAGGAGATGCGACCAGTTGCCCGTCCATGACCCGGAAACGGCGCACATTGTTGTCCCAGGTAGGCACCGAAATCGGGACCAATTGATTGGGCACAACGACGGGGGCTCCTTGCACGAGCTCAGCGGGCAGGGTGGTGTTGACGTTCGACATGGCTCAATGATCACTTGATGGGGTGGCGACTCAGGAGGAGGAAGAATAAATCGAACTGTCTTCTTAACGTAAGATTCCTCCTGAGAATAACCCCGTTCAAGGCGGGTGAGGGTAGCTTGCGCCTGACGAAGCAAGGTGGCTTTGCCGCGGAAATTCTGCTCTTTCCAGTAAGCTATCTTCGCTCGAACGAGAGTGATCGCGTCAGTAGACCGAGAGAACTTGAGTGCGGCCACTAGTGGAGTGTGGCGATGAATGGCCGTGAGGACACTCATCAGGCAGCCCTTTCCGACATCATCTAGCAACTCCAAAAGACGGGCGTCCGCGTCATAGGTGAATTTGAGCTCTAAAGCGTACGAGGCCAAGAAAGTCGCCGGTGCTTGCCCATAAGCTAGCTTCGCCTTATACTTGAGCCAGAGGAGCACTGGGTCGCGAACGATCCCGCGACTAGTGAGGACCCAACCGCAGAAGTCCGCCACGAGTGGGTGGTGGGTCTTACTCACAGTCTTGATGTGCTTGGTATAGAGCGCGAGACCAGTGGAACTCGGCAAGACATGCTGATCCGTGGCCATGTCATCGCCCCCAAACAACCAGGCTCCGTGATGCAAAGCTTTGGGTCCGTAAAGCAAGGCCACGCAAGCAATGTTGTACAGGGTGTTACCCAACCAAGTTCCACTCTCACCAGTGGCCCTATGAGTTTGCACAGGAGTCACCCCCAATTGATCGCTCACGATATGCGTCTTCCAATAAGCGTACGCCTCGCGAACTTCCAAGGGGCACCCCACCCACGCTAGCAGGCAATTGTCCAACACCACACTCTCACCTTGCTGAGTAGAGTCAAATGCGGTGTAATCATTGACCGTGCAGAGATCTTCGGGGCGCCAATGGTCGCGCACCCACTCGTCAAATTGGCCCAGGGTCTTTCCGATGTGCATGTACACGTTGTCGGGCAAATGTTCACGAACGCGACGGGCCGCAAGACGCCACCACGCACCAAACATCGCTACGATCCGTTCGTTGCCCTGCATCAAAGATTGACCAGCTTTGGGCTCCTCAAGGTCCTTGCACTCCATCTTTCCCTTGATCTGTGCCTTGACGAAGTGATGCACAAGATTGTCGGGGAAGTCCGGATCAGCTCTTTCCTCAAGGATGAGCATCCGAGCCGCTGTGTTGCCATCGGAACGAGCCGACGCTTGCTCATACAAGCAATCCAGATACTCAGAAGTCTCTGGAGCAGGTAAAGACTCCGGCAATCGCAAAGCGTCCTTGAAGGCAGTCCAGAGTATGAAACCCACATGCTCACGAGCTACAAAGTCAGCTTCCGTGCGATCAAATGAGCTCGGGACCAATCGCTTACGCCAAGTCGCAGCTTTGAGGACTGGGTCATTAGCACGATGACGCGGGAAGATGAAAGCCGCAGGGTCCGTGTAGCGAGTGTCATCGTACAACTTGCTGATGCCTGCTATAGAGTGGAATTCACGACTAACACGTTCGATATGCGTGCTGATCAGCGTGACTTCAAGAGCGTCCTCATGCCAGAGAGGCAACTGCACCCTGTCAGGCGCGAGCACTGAAGTGGCCAAGTCAATCTTTTCAGGCTCCACCACAATCAAAGGCAAGGCATCGACGTAGAGGCTCGCCATCCATGGGCCCATCCGAGATTGAGGAGTGTGCTCAACGTACGTCTCATTCGCGTGGCCCGCCTCCAACGGTGCGGGAACTGACGATGCGGGGACCATGGCGTCCGCACGAGCTTGCCGAATCTCATGAATGTTTGGCAGGTGCTCGATGGTCACTTTGAACTTGCGCATGACATTCTCAAAGAAGGACCAATTGCCTTTCTTCAAGAGAGCTCCTAGCAGAGGATGAGTACGCATAGCTCGCTCCACTCCAGGCATCCCGCTGATGCAGAACAGGAGGTCACCCGAGGTACGACAAATGGCAGACACCAGATGCTCAGCCGCCATATAGTCCACAAGCGAGGCGTCAATGAGCAATTGCACGCGCGGCCAACGACGTCCCTGAGCCGTCCCAGGTGTGTAAGCTTGATAGCCCAAGGAACGCAGGGCTTTGACGGTATCGTCCTTCGCGCAGATGACCGGCAAAGAGGGCTTCAAGCCCCGCATGACCAGCAGACGACCTTCCACGGGATTGGAGCTCGGCACACCCAACACTCGTGCGATGCTTTGTGGCAACGTATGAGAGTAACCCTTCCAATTGCTGCTCACCAAAGTGGCCAACCGCATGAGCTCCGGCTGGAAGTTGTTCAACAAAGAGTCCGCTTTAGGATCATGATGAGGGGCTTGACCCGGGCAACCCAACCACAAGAAATGCGTCGTGCAAGAACTCAGCGCCGCCAAAGCCGTTGAACCAGGGGCCCACAAAGAGCCCTCGTCCATGACGGCCATACGACCCATTCGAAGCAAACTCATTTCAAACGTGTTGAACAAGTAGCTCGGGATGTCAGCGCTGCGCATAGTCTCTTTCCACTCTTGTCGCAAGAACGCACGGGGGAAACCCATCTTGAACATCCCCTTGCGAGCACTATGGGCCTCTTGCATGAGGAACTCCTGCACGGGTCGTGATTTGGAGCAGCCCGCGAAGCCCATGACCAGGCGTACGTAAATTCGCTTGGTGTACTGCTTCTCGGTGGCCGCTCTGAGGCGACGGGCCGTGCCCTTGGCGATGGTGACACCTTCCATCCGACGCATCAAGCCATATTCACCGGACTCGAACGCCTTGGCCAATTCGTCCGCACCGGACCCATTTCCGCAGACGTCGAGTGGAGCCCAAACGCCGGCGATGGCGTCCCCGTGGGAGTCCCGGAATCGGTCCATGCGTCGCAGGAAGTCGCCGAATTCTCCAACGGGATAGCATTGCTCTTCCGAGTACGCCATCACCTTTAAATCCTTCGGTAAGCAGCCCAAGCGACGAGGGGGGACGTCTTGCGACGCTGTCACGTAGGACCAGTGTTTCTTGACTGGGTCGTAGCGTACGTTCACAAGCGTGCTGCCTCGCCGCGCGCAACCGAACTCCACGGTCTTCATCGACGTCAACCCCTTGATGTTGAACTTGAGGTTTAAGGTGACGCCAACCGTTTCGAACCAGACCACAGTTGTTCCGTCGCGGAGCCACTCAAGTAACTGCTTGGCGGGATACATGTCCACGACGTGGGCCCAAAGCTCTCCGATTGGGAGTCGGGTCGCTAAGCTGACGACTTCAAAGCCGCAACTCTCACGATACTCCAAGGAGGGATCAGTCGGCCCAATTGTGAGCTCATTCCAAGCCGCAACCGAATTGATTCCAGCTGCTGGATCGTATCCAAGAGCCACGGGACTCTGCACTTTGGTGCGGAGGAGTACAGGACCGGCCAACATGCCTGTCTCGAGAGCATCGGACAGGTTTGCGAAGCGCTCGTGACCTTGAGATCCCGGGTGGTCAACGACGAACTCATTCTCTTCAACCTGTAACCCAGAGTCAAGGCCGAGTTGAATGTCGTCCGGAACCGGCTCAAAGCGTTCGTCGTCGGGTCCTTCTCCGATACTGGGGAACAGGCCACGGAGAGGAATTGCTTGACCCTTCAACTCGGGTTGGTAAAACCCAAGCCCGATCGCGTCGACTCCGAAGGACTTTCGAGGACCTTCGTCATGCTCCTCAACGACTTCATGTCGAACCCCCTCGTCCAGAGCTGCCGCCCGAGTCAGAATGACCGGTTTCCGTAAGGACCGGAAAGCGGACTGCTCTGACTCAGCGGCGTCCAAAGTGGTGTGAGGCAAGGGCGCCAGGGTTTCGGCCTCTCCTTCCGCAGTCAATGCAACCACCAACACCTTGGGCGATGCGGGGCCCGAGTCATGCGGCTCGCTCTCATGGCAGACAGCATATGGGAAGGGGTCAGAACACACATGACCGACGGGAGCACCAGCTTCCCAATGATTCGGACTATGCGTGAACTCATAGACGAAGCGCAAAGGACGCCCCTTATGAACCGAAGGCGCGTTGATCCACACGCAACCCCCGGAGTCGTGCACCCGCATGGACGCCGAGTACCAACAACAGAGCTTCGCCAACTCGTCGTCTGTCCACTCATGCCCATTCTCAAGGCACCAGTCAACGCGAGCTTGACCAAACGCGTGCACCGCATCAGCGACGATGACCGAATGAGGTTGACGTGCCTCTTTGGCCAAAGCCACAAGTCCACACGTATTCACCTTGCCCTTCAAAGGATCCACGAGAACAGGAGGCAACTGAAGCAACGCTGCCTTGACCGCAGGCCCCAGCTTGACCTTGGGCGCAGGCTGCTCTGCGGGTTCGGAATCGGGCTCCACCTTCGTGACAGCCGGAGGGGGCGCCGGAGGTGAGGGCACCTTTTGAACCTCGGCTGTGATCTTGGGCGCTTCGACTGGCGGTTCGGGCTCGGCGATGAGTGGCTTCAAGTCACGACTTTGAGCGCTCAAGGTGAAGAGTTCTCGGGCCCTCTCGGCTGAGGCCCCAGCGGCGCGCAAGCGCGGGAAACTTCCATTCTCGCGCAACTCCGCGTCCCAGATGCGAGACTTTTGATCTTTGCCCGGACAGGTGCAGATCAATTCTCCGCAGCGGAAGCAGAACTCGCCAATGAGACAACGTGACGACTCGTAAAGGTACGCCTGGTCCCAAGTTCCTTCGCAGCCCACATGAACCGCCTCTTGCCTCTGGGGAATGGGCAAGCGCAACTCGGAATTGATGAGCTCTTCGAACAAGTTGAACTTCCAATGCTTGTTGCGTTGCCATTGGCCGAGTCCCGCCAAAGTAAGCTTGCCAAGAAGGAAGGCCAAATGGGCGGCGCGTACGAATGGACTCAATGCGGTGATTGCGTCCTTGACCAGCGCCATGTACTCAAGTGGAACCACCTTCCCATCTTGCTGCTTCAACCAGAGCATGGCGACCCGCACCACGAAAGGAATGAAGGGGTTAAGGAACCCCAATGCTTCAGCCACAATCTCCACGGCAGTGGTCACCGCTTGGAGGCGT